AGGTAGTCTGCCAAGTCCTGCCAAGTTGATTCCAATAATCCCACCATCAAGAGGTCATGGATATGACCTTTACAGGGAATTGGGAACAGATAGAGTTCTTCTGTATGCAAGATTTGATGATTCTAATAAAGATTTTCCAACTGATACTGCCTTTGCTCAGATTTCAGTAATTAAAAATCCTTTAAGGGTCAATTCAACTAATGTTTTTGACGAGAGTCAATTTTCATCAGCTTATGCTATTAAGTTAAAAGATGATGGAACAATAAGTGGCGAGAATTTCTTGACAATTGGTAAGAAAATTTCTCAAAGTGTTACCATTAATGGTGTAAGTGTTACTGCGGTTGGATATGTTGCTTCATATGATGAAGAAACTAAGGTAATTAAATACTTTACTGATAGATCTCTGTATTTTCACCCATCAACTTATGACCAACAGGATTATGTTGGTGTTAGTAGCCTTGGTAAGAGATATGATTTTTCAATTACTGGTGGAAATATAAGAACTAGTGATGGATTCTCTGGTTCAATTGATACTGGATATACTGGAATAACAACAAATCCAACTGGTAACAAGAACATAAATCTGGGAATGCAGTTTACAAGCGGCATTGCTGAACCAGAGATAAATAAAGGGTCAGGAGAAGTGATCTATCTAGACAATAGACCTCTTGTTACAAGAAATTCTAGACAAAAAGAAGACGTTAAAATTATCCTGGAATTCTAAAGATGCCACAGAAAACTAATTTAAACATCAATCCATATTATGATGATTTTGATAAGGACGATAATTTTTATCGAGTACTATTTAAACCAGGGTATCCAGTACAAGCAAGGGAATTAACGACTTTACAATCTATTCTACAAAATCAGATTGAGTCTTTCGGTAGTCATATTTTTAAAGAAGGTTCTATGGTGATTCCTGGAGGAATCACATATGACCGCAATTATGAGGCGGTAAAATTAAACCCACAACATTTTGGACTCGATTTAAGTTTATACTTAGATCAGTTAGTTGGTAAAAAAATTAGTGGATCAGAGTCTGGTGTAACTGCTTCAGTTAAAAAAGTCATATACCCACCAGATCTTGGGATAGAATATCCAACAATTTATGTAAAATATGTAAATTCAAATTCAGATTTCCAAGTAACACCATTTTCAGACGGCGAAACACTGGTAGTAGAGGAATCTGTAACGTATGGAAATACGACTATTCAAATCGGTGATAGTTTTGCATCATGTATTGATTTAAATGCTACTGCTACAGCATCTGCTGTTAATGTATCTGCTGGTGTTTACTTTATTAGAGGTACATTTGTAAATATACAGACTGATACTATTGTTCTAGATCCATATACCAATAGTTCATCCTATAGAGTTGGATTTAATATTTCTGAAGAATTAATTTCTCCTGGAGATGATTCTAGTCTTTATGATAATGCTAGAGGATTTACAAATTATTCTGCTCCAGGAGCAGACCGTCTAAAAATTTCAACAAGTTTAACTAAGAAGTCTCTAACAGATTTTGATGACAAAAATTTCGTCGAACTAATTAGAGTTCAAAATGGCGAAATTAAGAAGTTACAAGATAAATCAACCTACTCGATTATAAAGGAGTACTTTGCAAAGAGAACTTTTGAAGAGTCTGGAGATTATTCTGTCGGTTCTTTTGGAGTAGAGTTAGCAGAATCTTTAAACGACAAAATTTCAAACAATGGAATCTTTACTGAAGATCAAAAGACTGAGCAGAATAATACCCCAAGTGACGATCTTCTTTGTGTAAGGGTTTCTCCAGGAAAAGCATATGTAAGAGGATTTGATATCGATCTTCCTGGAACTAATATTCTTGATGTAGAAAAACCAAGAGATACCGCTACGGTATCTTCAGCATCTATCCCATTTGAAATGGGCAATTTGCTTAAAGTTAATAATGTAAAGGGTATTCCTTTTGTTGGTATTAATAATACAAATAATGTAGTCACTCTACAAGACTATAGAAAAGTACCAGGATCTTTATTTGCTTCTGGAGAAACAATTGGTCAAGCAAGAGTTTATTCATTCTCAGTATCAGAATCAAGATACTCTGATGACTCCTCTGAGTGGGATCTCTATTTATTTGATGTTCAAACTTATACTAAGATTGTCTTAAATGAACTAGTATACAGTGCTTATGTTCCACAGGGCACCTATGTCAGGGGAGTAAGTAGCGGTGCCAGTGGATATGTCACACAAGCTCCTGGACCTTCAGGAACAACGGGTTTGTATCTATCACAGACTTCTGGTAATTTTATTGTTGGCGAACAAATTCTTATTAATGAGACATCGGATAACAGAAGATCTATTGTAGCAGTAGAATCACATAGTGTTGAGGATGTAAAATCTGTTTATCAGACATACTCCACAGTAGGTGGCATTAGTACAGACTTTTCTGCTGACACAGTTTTAAAGAAAATAAAACCACTAGGATTTGATATAACAGATAAAGTTACAATTGATCCCATTGGTGTTGCCACGTGTGCAGGTAAGACTTTTAGTGGAATTACAACAAATACAATTATTAGATATCAGAGACCTGGATTTACAACTGAGACATATAATAGAGTTTATGACATTTCGAGCGACTTACGTTACCTCTATCTAACTGGTGTTGGTACAGTCTTTGGGGTTTGTGATGGTGGGGTTTCTTCATCTACATTAGAAGCAACATTCTCACTTGGTAAAACTAGTATTGAAAACGAGGATAATTCATTCTTATATGCAAATCTATCTTCACCAAATGTATCATCGGTAGATTTGAATTCTTCTAGTATTACTATCGTTAATCAAGTTAGAAATCAAACAACTGGTGCTGATGGCACACTAACTTTAAATACAAACACTCTTGGATTTAGTAGTGCTTTCTTCGAACCATTTGATCCCGATAGGTATTCTATTTGTTATGGTGATGATGGATCTATCGAAGACTTAAATTCTGATCAAGTTCTATTATCATCAAATAATACCCAAGTAACTTTCTCTGGTCTTCGTGCTGGAATTGGAAGTGTAACTGTAAACACCACTATTAAAAAGCAATCCGCTAGAAGTAAGAGAAAGGATCTAACTAGAAGCGCACAAGTTGTTGTAAGTTCAACATCGACAGGAGTCAGTACATCAATTACTGGACTTTCAACTAGCAATTACTATGGTTTAAGAGTTGAAGATAGAGAAATTTCTCTTAATGTACCAGACGCTGTAAATCTATTAGCAGTCTATGAATCTCTCGGACAATCAACACCAACATTAGACACGCTTCAATTCGTAAGTGGTTTGGGTCTAGATATTAATTCAGTTGTTGGTGAAAAAATCACTGGTTCTGATAGCAATGCTATCGGACAAATTGTTAATAGGGCATCATCAACAGATATTGAGTTTGTATACTTAAATTCAAATAAATTTGCACTAGGAGAGGTTGTCAAATTTAGTGAGTCAAACATTCAATCAACTGTTCAAGCAATAACTCTTGGCAATTACTCAAATATCACTGATAGATATGTTCTTGATAAGGGACAGAGGGAGCAGTATTATGATTATTCAAGGATTGTAAGAGAGAAGGGGTCGATAGCACCATCCAAAAAACTATTAATTATATTTGATCATTACACAGTACCTTCAAATGACATTGGAGATTTCTACACCGTAAATTCTTACGATCAAGAAAGATATTCTAGTGATATTCCACTACTTTCTGGTGGAAATGTAAGGGCATCTGATGTATTAGACTTTAGACCAAGAGTTTCTAATTTCACATCTTTCACCAAGTCTCCATTTGACTTTACAAGTAGAGCATTTGGTTCTTCTACAGTAAACACTTCTATAGTAGCCTCACCCAATGAGAGTTCTATTATAGGTTACAGTTACTACTTACCAAGAATTGATAAACTTGTATTAGATAAGCAGGGAAATCTTACTCTAATTAAAGGAACCTCATCAACTCTTCCAAAAGAACCCCTGAATGTGGAAGAAGCGATGACAATCGCTACTATATCCCTACCTCCATATCTGTACAATGTGGATGATGCTTCTATTACTTTGGTAGATAATAGAAGATACACAATGAGAGATATTGGTAAGTTAGAAGATAGAATAGAAAACTTAGAGGTAGTAACATCTTTAAGTTTACTGGAATTAAACACAAAAACGCTACAAATTCAAGATGCACAAGGTCTAAACAGATTTAAGTCTGGATTCTTTGTAGATGATTTTGCTGATAATAGAAGAATTGATTTACTCAATAAAGATGCTAAATGTGATGTTGATACTGACCTTAATGAATTAAATACTCCTATTGATTTCTATTCACTAAAACTTGAGCCATCTTTGGCAGAAAATATTAATGTTGATACTGCCGACTTTAGTGATGACCTTACACTACTAGATCCAAATGTAAGGAAGACTGGAGATTTAATCACTCTAAACTATGAAGAGACTGGTTGGATTGAGCAACCTTTAGCGTCCAGAGTTGAGAATGTCAATCCATTTAATATGATTGAATATATTGGAAGAATAGAACTTTCTCCAGCATCTGATAACTGGGTTAGAAACATTTATGTTCCTGGTGGAACAAGAACAATCACTGGTGGATGGAATGGATCGTACATTGAAAATATTCTGATAAGCACCAAACCAGATGAGTATATGCGTTCTAGAAACGTACAATTCATTTCTGGTGGATTAAAACCATTGGCAAGATATTACCCATTTATTGATGGTGCTTCTGGAGTTGATATTATTCCAAAACTGATTGAAATTGAGATGCAGTCTGGAGCATTCTCTGTTGGAGAAACTATCGACGGATTTGTTGGTGATAAGAGAATTGCTACTTTTAGATTAGCACAACCAAATCATAAAGGTGGTCCATACAGTAATCCAGAACAAACATATAATGCAAATCCATACGATAAGTCCGCTCTAAGCACCCAGTATTCTTCATCATCAACTGTTTTAAACATTGATATCGTTTCCCTATCTGCTGAAGCACAAGGAACCTTTAATGGATATATTGAAATTGGAGCGACTTTTGTTGGCAGAACAAGTGGTGCCACATGTACTATAGCAAATAATAGACTCGTTGCTGATACATTTGGAGATCTTCTTGGTTGCTTCTGGATTAGAGATCCTTTAGCAACTCCACCTCCATCATTTAGAATTAAAACTGGAGATAGAACATTCAAGTTAACTTCTAGTTCAACTAATGCGACTCCTCTACCTGGAAGTCTACTAATCAGCAGTGGTGAAACCACATACTCTGCTACAGGTATTGTCAATACTTATAGGCAGGATACTGTAGTAGTTAGAACTCCACCACCTCCACCACCAGCACCTGCAGGTGGAGGCGGAGGAAAAGATCCACTAGCACAGTCATTTACAGTCGATGAAACTGGAGCCTTCTTAACTTCTGTTGATCTATTCTTCGCCAATAAGGATGAAAATGAGAAGTGTTATGTTGAAATTAGAGATGTTGAACTTGGAACACCAACCGACAGACTAGTCCAGGATTACGCAAGAGCAATTCTATATCCAAGTGACATCGTAACCTCTGCGGATGCTTCCGTAGCAACAAAAGTTACATTCCCATCACCAATTTATCTGCAACCAAACAAAGAATACGCTATTGTTGTTCTTTCACCAACATCTGATAATTATGAGTTGTGGATCGCTCAAATGGGCGAAAAGACTGTAAACAGTCAGAATCTACCAGATGCTGAATCTGTTATGGTTACCAAACAATATATTGGTGGAAGTTTGTTTAAGTCCCAAAATGGTACTATTTGGACTCCAAGCCAGTTTGAAGATCTCAAATTCAAACTATACAAGGCGGAATTTACAAGTAGAAGTGGAACTGCTTATTTCTACAATCCAAAACTTGGCACAGATGATGCCAATATTCCTTCTCTCTTACCAGATGGAATCAAGACTCTTCCAAGAAAAATTGATGTAGGAATTACAACTACAACTATATCAGAGATTGTTGATGTACTCACCCCAGGAACTAGAGTCAAAGCAAATAATTCCCTTGTTAATGGTTATATTGAAAGAGTTGGTGGTGGAGTAACATTTACTGGAATAACAACAACAAATGTTGGAAGTGGTTATTCTGGTGGAGTATTCAATAATGTTTCTCTATATGCTATCAGTGGTAGAGGAACTGGTCTATTAGCTGAATCAGTATCATTTAATGCTAACGGCACTTTAGATCTAGTTGTTATAAACACAACTGGTATTTCAACTGGAAGTGGATTCTCGGTTGGTGATTTGGTCGGAATTACGACTGCAGATGTTGGCAATGTTGGTACTGGGGCAAGAATTTCCATCAGCAATGTTGATGAAGTTGATACATTGTATCTAACAAATGTTCAGGGAGATAACTTTATTCCAGGTGGACTACTTCAAGTTTATGTTAATGATACTGCTCAGACTGGTTATGCTGATACAGTAGTTAAGACCTCTACTGCGATTGGAGGTTTGTATTCTGGCAATGTTATTGAAGTCAGTCAGATTAATCATGGAATGATGGCGGACAATAACAAAGTATCAATAACTGGAATTAGACCAGATACAACTCCAACAACATTGTCTGTTGATTTGGATATTGATTCTACAACAGTTTCATTGGCAGACACTACTGGTTTCTCCAGATTTGAAGGTATCACCACTGCTTCTGGATACTTAAAGGTTAATAACGAGGTTATCTTCTATAATAGTATTGGAAGTGGAGTTCTTGGAATCGCAACTCGTGGTGTGGATGGAACTGCAGTTAAGAAGCATCTTTCTGGAGATCCAGTTTATAAGTATGAAATTGGTGAAGTTTCTCTAACAAGAATCAACACAACCCACGATATGTCTTCAGACTCTATTTTAAAGACATATCGAGATATTGATACATATCATTTAGAAATTGATAGGGGATCTAGATCTACTGGAGACCAGCAACTCAACTTTAGAACAGAATCCCAAGTTGGTGGTAATAATGTTCACATTTCCAAAAATGTA